CCAAATTTATCGAACTCGGTGTTTTTATATGGTGGTAGCCCGACATCAGCCCTAGCCTCATCGAATGTATATGAAGACCAGTAAGTGTTCCTTTCCTGAATCATTAACGAGCGGTCTTGTGCTCTAATGTCATCGAACTCGCCAAAGTATTCTTTACCGTAGTAACGCCCGATAACTTGCAACGTTATTTGCGATGCTAGTAATTGGTGCAAAGGTCGAATTACTACTTCTTTTATCTCTTTGTTAATTTCCTCCCGCTCGTCGCCAGAAGAATCGGTGCGCCACTGGATACCACCCATGAATATGGCGTCGAATTCGTCTCTGTTATAGTTAGAACTCTCGATTGTTTGCAATTGTTGGTTAGTTAACCCAAGAGTCTTAACATCAAACGTTCCAGCACGGGCGATAGCAATCTTACGCTCGCTTTCCCAATCATCTCTTAACGATTGTCTTACTGAAGTAAAGTCAGGCTCGCTCATATTTGAATCAACAGAGATGATTGACAGTGGTATTCCCCTACTCTTTGTGTATAGATCTCTCTGAGTATTAGAAATACCCCCGTAAGTGTCTATCGCTAATCCTGCCGCATCTAGTGGTGGCAATGATTTGTACATGTTAAATGGATGTGCATAGATAAATCTACAAATAAGTGCGGCTGATATCTTAAGCTTTTTAGTGGAATTTGTTTTTGGGGTATAAATATAGTGGTCAATGAATTTATTTTCATTCGGCACTGGTTCAAGTCTTCCCAGTGGGATAGGCCAAATTTCTCTAAGTTGTCCTGTCTTTCTGTCTGGGGCAAGATACCAGAATGCCCCCCAAGAGTCTAGTGATAATCCCCAGATTGTATATCGTAGCAGTGTGCGCCCATCAAAGAACTCGTTAGGGAAACGCATTACCTCCTCGAACGGATGTTCTATATCGTTTTCCTTAGATGATCGCTTATAAACCTGAAAGTCCGCTGACGATACTTCATTGCCAATTCTAACAATATTGCTATAAATCCATGATACCCTTGAAGCAATCAGTTGACGTTTTTCTTCGTCCCAGCTTCCCCACATATCCTGGGGTATACCCAGACTGTTGCCGTCAAGTTCTGCGGCAATATATGGGGGTGCTGTTCTAGGTGTTCTAAATTTTGTGCTTGCATATTGGTAGGTGTTCGCCACGCTATCAATAATTGCGGTTGACCAACTCATTTTACTCCTCCTCAGAGCCTATTTAAGTTATACGAATTCCAATAAAAATGATAAATGCACGAATTTCTTAGCGGCAGTAAATAACATTGCTGATATCGCTTGATCATCGTGCTCTTTTCTAGGGGCACGTAAAGTTGCGCCCTCAATAATCGATAATTGTCTATATGTTTCGGGGTTATGTATAGTTATTTCCTGGTCTCGTAGAGCATTAGCTAGCTCTACATAGCCTATTGCCTTAGATTTTACATTAGTGTTATATCCTAGCTTTGAATTCATGTCTGTTGAATCTGGCCCCTTAAGAACACGAACGTGATTTTCCCTAAGCCACGAAACAACAGTAAGCCCATGATTGTTGCGCTCGGGGAATGTGGGGGCTGTGTTGTAGTACTCGCTTAATTGCTTGATATACCCAGCAAATATTACTGGCTCAAGTTTACCTACTAGTGTGGCTACTTGTTCCCCTGAATCCCAATCCCACACATCGGCGCACGACGGGTCTGAATTAGGATTGCCTTCTGCTGGGTCTGCCGTTATTACGTATTGTGCGCCACTCTGCGGTATTTTGTATACCTCTAGATTAGGTAATGATGGTGGCTGATTTACCTCAAGTTGTTTTTCTGTTAGTCCGCGCATCTCTTGATAGCATTGGTCTATGTGCTTGATGGTTAAGCGCTTATCTAATTCTTTAGGTGACAAGGCTTCGTGGAATGTCTCTGGATAGTTTTCATGAACAAAATCATGCGTTCCGTCAATAGACATACTTAGATTCTTTTGCGCGTCATACCATTCCTGTGTTCGCCATGGCACCGACTTCCATGATACAAATATCGGGAAGAAGTCATTTTCCTTCTTTGTAGCCTCTATAAAAATAGAGTTAAACGTTGACCTTGGCCTAGCCTTATCAGCCTTCGATACCAATATTAGCTGTCCGCCAGCCGCTATCGTAGGCTGAACTGCAAGTAATACGTCAGATAGGTTTGTTCTGCTCCTATGTACAAGTGCCGCTTCATCAATCATACATGCTCTAGCAGTATACGAATCTCCAGCAGATGTAGGTAGGGACAACATCTTCGACCCATTGGATAAAGAGAATTCAGACTTACTATCCGACAAAGAACTATCAGCATTCGGCCTCATCCACGATGGCAGATGCGTATACATTGGTTTAAATCTATCGCCCATCAATGCCTGTGCCTCGCGCTCGCTTTTAGACAATACTAAATTATGCGCATTCTGGGTGAACAGCATTAGCCACAAATAATATGCCCCCCCGATCAGAGTGCTTGCGCCGAACTGCCTAGTTTTTAGCAGTATGATATATTTATTATTCATTACTGCATCTAGGACGTTTACCTGCGCGGGGTATAGCTTAAATGGAACCCATACTCGCTGACGATCATCCAGGATTTTTATGTAATTATGTATGAAATAATGAGCACTGAGAGTACATTTCATCAGTTCCTCAGTGCGCACAATATCAGAAAACAGCTCTGGGTTCCCCTCTGGTCTTTCTGGGATAGCTCTACTAGCAACTAAAACAGAACTGTCTACCATTCCGTATAGTTCCGTCATTCAGATTGTTCTACTACTTCACCCTCAATGATGTTGTTTGCTTCCTCAAGCTCCATCTGGACTTTGCGCTGCATCGCGATAAAGTTATCTAGGTTAACATGCACTTCTTGCTTCTTGATATGCATTTCCTTGGGGGCGTAATTACCGAATACTTTTCCTATGTGGTCAAGATATCCTCGCAGGGCATTAGCGGCGTCAATCCTAGTCTTTGGCGTTAATTGATCATCCTGCACAAATTCTGCTAGCGTATCTAATGCCATGTCAGCAGTCGATATTTGCCTAGCAAAATAAGGCATTGCCAGTTCTTTTACATCATCGCGTACAAGATCCATCGATGCTACGAAATCCTTATGCGCTGTACTGTGGGCGTATGCAGGCCATCTAGAGGCTACCCATGGATTCTGCCGCATCTTCTCTGACAATTCCTCGAACGTCCAATTCTCGTCTTTTTGTGTCTCCACTAGGCGCATTAATATTGCCCGTCTTTTTGCTATCGTTAATTGTCGTTCGGAAGATTTCTTGGAGTTTATTAGAGCATTATTAGACATGTTAACATTATAACAGAAAGTAGTGACAAATACAACATTCTGTGGTATTATTAATCCATGTACTACGACCTCGCAAAAAATATACAGCAGGCTAAAGAGGAACTAGATAGTTTTGACGAGAAATACCCCAATCTAGAAATAGAGCATATTTTCCCAAATACGATAATAATAAATAAGCTGGCGGAGTTTTCCCGTGGATGCTCAGAAGAATATCATGACGAAGTAGCATACCTGGATTACGAAGAACTAGCTGATGTGTATGGAATTGATGTTGGTACATTCTATCGAGCACACGAACAATTCGCCATAGATAGGGCGTATGAACAGATAGACAAAGCACAGGATCGATTTTTAAAAGATTTAAAACTGCTGTGTGATGGATATAAGGCCGAACTACTTTATCTTGCTCTGAAAATATCTGGCGCAACGGCAACTAACACCGCAAGATTGATAGATGCTAGACATTGCCTAACTAGGAAAATAGAACAATCAGAGCAACACCTAGAAAAATACTACGCGGATATATGCACTAGATTCCAATGCATGAAGAATCGCATAGTAAATATCTACTATCACACGGACGATGTGCCCGAAACTGGCGGCGTGTATTTTCTACTAAATGGGGATGATATAATCTATATCGGTAGGTCTGCTAACATCTATAAACGAATAAATAATCACGATGTGGTACGAAAGTACTATTCCAAAAATGACGAGCGCGGGTATAATATCGTATGTGGCGTGTATCAGTCTGATAGTGACTTATCTGAACTTGAAAACACATTGATACGAGTTGCCCAGCCCACATATAACGTACAATCAAAAGATATATAGGGGTAATAATGAAGAAGCTAAAGAAAAAAATAGATGGCCTAAATGAAGAAGACAGATTTATGGCTGTAACGATGCTAATTCAATACGGTATAGTTATATTATTCTTAGTGGCTATCTATTTACTACATCGTTGAATATAGGAGTCCATGGATATAAAGATTGCAATCAACCCCGATCATAAAAATAAAATGCCTACTGGATTGGCCGCAGTAGAACTACAGCGATGGTGGAGAAACTTTAATGGGGGGTTTAGTAATTTTACTATTCCAATCGATAAATTAATAGCCGCGATAAAGCGTGGGTACGCATATACAGCCCAACACAAGGGGTACCGTAAGGCGGATGAATTTCTCTGTGGACAACATATCGGCCTCGATTTTGATACTGGCGATCACCTATCATCGATAGAAGGGCTATTACAGGACGAGTTTATCCAAGATCATGCGGCCCTTATCCACACTACTGCATCACATAAGGATACAGCGCCGAAGGCTCGCGTGATATTTATCCTAGAGCGCCCAATATATTCCGTTAAGAAGTATGCATTAGTGACGGAAGCGTTTGCCGAAACGTATAAGACTAACGGAAGCGCAGACCCTAGCTGTAAAGATCCGGTTCGACTGTTTTTCGGTGCAGAAAACTGCGATATAGTTGAGCTAGATAACGTGCTAACGATGAGCAGTGCGGCTGACATAATTAACCCATACAAAAATAAACTGGAAAAATCGCGTATGGTGACTAAGCCTGCTATTACTGGAAGCCCAGGAGAATTCACTGGGGTAGCAAACTCGCTTGTTAATAGGGTGCTGTCCGCACCTGACGGCACGAAGTGGAATACCCTAATAAAGGTTAGTAGAACCTTTGGTGGATATATCGCTTCTGGATATATAGACGAAACATCTGCATTTAATGAGCTATACAATGCTATATCATCCAGAGGATCAGTTGACAATCTAAAAATTGCCGAAGACGCTATAACTTGGGGGTTACGTGTCGGGCAACAAGACCCGCTAGACCTCGAAAAAATAAACGACCCAATAGCCAGAGAGTTGTTCGGAATTTAATTATGGAGTGCCCTAATTGCGGTACTAAAATAGAGGCGGCGGCTACCGTTGATAAATTTATGTCGGAGCCTGCATGGGATTTTTATGGCCAACAAGGCAAGCGGTGGATTATTTGCAAGAAAGATAAGTACGTGCATTTTAGAGTTCTGACTAATAATAGATCTTCGCATAGGATGGCTAGATGTCGCCAGTTCTAACATTATTTAAACTAGTATTCTCAGTTATAGGAGTAATATCCATTATATTATTATCCCCTATTCTTCTTATCTCCGCTATTATTTATTTTGTGCGGGCCATATTTACTGCGCATCGGTGCGAAATGTGCGATAAGTGGTTTGCTGGTAGCTCGTCTTTATGTGATAAATGCGAAGTGATCGCGACTATGGAAGAATATCAGATCCAGAAAATGGCCGATGGCCCATGGCATAGCGTCAGAGATGATAACATATCACATGGCATGGACATTGCTTTAGCCATAGACGACGAAGGCATACTACACATTGGGCAGGGGCGCGAAGATCCTATGTTGATTGAGTGGAGAATATTAGGGAGAGATATGTAATGTGGTGTGAATATGTTTTTAGATGTATCGATGATATCGCAATGGCTCCATCTATATGGACAGTGCTAGTGGTGTTTTTTCTGGCCTCAACTATAACAGCTTTTCTTTTTGTAGCGCGAGAACCTGGGTCTGGTGTTACCCCCATGCCCGTATCGCTAATTGCATCAGTAGTTGCTGGCGCGATAATTACTGTCGTCATCTACGCATTGATAATAGGGATATTGCAGTACTTTACTATTATTGTTACTGCAACAATACTGATTGTCGGAATAATTTCTAGCGCATTTGCTGGAAAGGCTGTAAGGGATAGAAAATGACCCGTAAACTGCGCGTCGGTAACTGTCTTGAGGTAATGCAACAGCTACCAGAGAATAGCGTTGACACTATTCTCACAGATCCTCCATACGGCCTAAGCTTTATGGGCAAGGAATGGGATCATGGTGTTCCAGGACAACTGTTCTGGGAAGAAGCACTAAGAGTAGCCAAGCCAGGGGCTACGCTATTAGCCTTTGGTGGCAGAACACATCACAGGCTAGCGTGCGCCATAGAGGACGCTGGGTGGGAAATACGCGACTACATCTTCTGGGCTTATGGCTCTGGATTCCCGAAATCTCATAATATAAGCAAGGCAATAGACAAGGCCGCTGGAGTAGAAAGAGAGGTTGTAGGGACAAGAATAAGTAGACAACCCACAGGAAACGCATATGCACAGGATAAGTGGACTAAAGAACACGGAATTCCGCAAGAAATTGATATAACTGTTCCAGCTACTCCTGATGCAGAGCTTTGGGACGGATGGGGGACTGCTTTGAAGCCAGCCGTCGAGCCAGTAGTTATGGCCATGAAGCCTCGTGATGGAACGTTCGCAAACAACGCGCTTACTCATGGCGTGGCGGGGCTATGGATAGATGGCGGAAGAATACATACTGCGGATAAATTGGTTGCTGGCGGAAAATTACGCCCAAATAGCGGCGATACCAGAGACGGCGCGGCATTAGGTATGTTTCAGGAAGGAACAGAAAATACATTCAAGCAAAATAGTGCTGGTCGTTGGCCTGCAAATCTAATACTTGACGAAGAAGCTGCAAGAATGCTCGATGAATCTACGGGAACGCTAACTAGTGGCACCATGAAGGCTGGTACTCAACGCAAAGCATCGAAAGGTCTTGGTGGATATCATGACAACTTCCCTGACGAAGCCACCGCAGTCGATACGTACGGTGACTCTGGTGGGCCTTCCAGATTCTTTTACTGTGCCAAAGCCTCTAGATCCGAGCGTAACGCAGGACTAGATAATATTATCCCCCAGCAAAGAGACCTGTCCAGATCCCCTGAACAAAAAGCCATGAATAATGGCGAAGGAAACCCCTACAACCGTGGTGTAACACCAGTCCATAATCACCACCCCACAGTAAAGCCCCTAGATCTAATGCGCTATCTAGTGCGGCTAACTCGAACACCTACTGGTGGAACAGTGCTCGATCCATTTATGGGTAGCGGTACAACTGGCATCGCCTGCGTTCTAGAGAACAGGGATTTTATCGGTATTGACATCGAACAAGATTATGTCGATATAGCCGAAGCACGTATAGATTACTGGGCTAAGAACAGAACACACGAAATATCCCTCTTCGAATAGCACCAAAGTACTATATGCACAATTAAATAAATGTGATATCATCTGCCAATGCTGAAGATATCGGTTGAACTAATACCACCAGATGATAGAAAATGTGAGATTATAGCTACTGCTCA